ATGGAAGTAAAAATAATTTTTGAAATTGAAGAAGGAAGTAAGCCGATAATCGAAAATCTTTCGAAGGCGTTAATGGTTTTGGGAAACACCGCAGTCATATCAAGTCCCGCAGGAAATATAATTGGAAAAGTTGAAAAATTTGTACAGACAGAACCCGCAGAAGAATATGCAAGGCAGGAAACAGGGGACTGGCAGACGAACGATGTAAAAGATATTGAAAGCGAAGAAGAAGCTTCAAAGAAGGAAGAACCTGATTCTGAAAAAGAACCAGAAGAACCTAAAAAGAAAAAAACAAAATCAGAAACTAAAAAAACAGATCCCGTACCTACTGTCAAAGCCGAATATACGAGGGGGGATTTAGCGAGAGTAGGAAGAGAATTAGCAAATCAAGGGAAAAGGGACGAAGTCCTGAAAGCATTCACAAAATTTCATGCTGTATCCCTTGCGGATATCCAGCCTGAGGATTTCAATGCCTTGGCACAGATATATATCGAACTAGGAGGGAAATTTTAATGGAAAGACACGCAGACAGGGATCATGCCCTGCTATCAGCAAGCGGGGCTTACAGATGGCTAAATTGCCCAGGTTCAGCGAGACTGGAAGATAAGTTCGAAGATGAACCCAGTGTATATGCAGCGGAAGGCACATTGGCGCATGAAATAGCAGAACTGAAGATTATAAAGCACTTTACCACAGATTTAAGACCTAGTGAATTTAAAAAGCGAATAAACGAGCTGAAAAAGAACGAACTGTATAGTGCGGAAATGGATAGATATACAAATGAATACAGGGACTATATAAACGATATTTACCTAAGTTTTGAATCAAAACCATTTTTTCTGGCCGAACAGAAAGTTGATTTTTCGTCATATGTTCCTGAAGGATTCGGAACTGTAGACTGCACGCTGGTTGGAGATAAGGTTATACATATATTTGACCTGAAATACGGAAAAGGCGTTCCGGTTACGGCAGAAAACAATCCGCAGGGAATGTTATATGCTCTGGGGACATATCTGGAGCAATCCGCGATAGATGAGATTGAAAAAATAGTAATACACATAATACAGCCGAGAATAAAAAATACATCGAGTTTCGAGATATCATCGGAAGATCTGCTTGAATGGGCAGAATCAATAAAAGGCATAGCACAGAAAGCCTACGAAGGCTCAAATGAATTTCATGTCGGAGAACACTGCGGATTCTGCAAGGCAAACGGTAATTGCAGAAAACAGGCTGAAAAATATATGAATATAGAAGTAATAGATCCCGCACTTCTTACTGATGAGGAAATAGGAGAAGGTCTGGTAAAAGTAAAAGAATTGTCAAAGTGGGCTAAAAAATTTGAGGATTATGCCCTGGTAAGAGCCCAGAATGGCGGAAACGTGAAGGGATGGAAATTAGTGGCAGGCAGAGGCGGAAACAGAACATTTACCGACAAAGCTGTAGCCGCACAATTGCTGGAAGAAGTAGGACTGGACAGAGAAGAGATATATAAAACTGAACTGATTTCCGTAACTGCGGCAGAAAAACTGCTGGGGGAAGAAACTCTTTATAAAATCGCGGGAAACTATATACAGAAACCCGAAGGAAAGCCTACACTTGCAACATTGGACGATAAAAGACCCGCACTGGAGTTAAGAACTCCTGCGGATGTATTTAAAGACGAAATATAATAAAAAAGAGAGGATGATAAATATGGCAAAAAACAAAGAAAGAATAGAAGTAACTACAAGAAAGGTAAGACTTAACTTCCCACATCTGTTTGAACCACATTCATTTGATGACAAGCAAGAGGCAAACTATAGCACAGTAGTAATGCTACCAAAAACTGATACAGGAACTAAGAAGATGATGGATGAGGCAATAGAAAAGGCAATTAATAAGGGCGTACAGGAAATATGGGGAGGAAAAAGACCTAAAAATATAGATGTGGCATTTACGGACTACGATGCACAGGGTCTGGAACCTGACGACGAGGGGTATTATGAACCTTACGAGGGCCATTATATTTTTAATGCCAAATCCAAAGCCCAATGGCCTCCCGTTGTAGTAAGCCTGAACCCAAACATCCCGATAACAGATCATTCCGAAATATATTCGGGAGTATACGCAAGGGTAAACCTGTCATTCTTTCCATATACATACGGTAAGAAAACAGGCATAGGGATAGCACTCAACATGGTTCAGAAACTGGCGGACGGGGAACCGCTGTCAGGAAGAAGGGACGCATCGGATGTGTTTGACAATGTTGAAATAGACCCTATAACAGGGGAACCTATTTTGGATTAAAAGATTAATATAAGGGGGGGGGGGAGTTCTCCCTCCCTGAAGTTTTAAATGGAGGAAACTATTTATGGAACATCTTTCAATAGATATCGAGACGTACAGTGACGTGGATATAAAAAAATGTGGGGTATACAGATATGTTGAATCGGATAATTTTGAAATACTGCTTTTTGCATACAGTGTAAACGGCGAAGAAGTTAAAATAATAGACCTGGCATCCGGAGAGAAGATACCTGATAAAATAATAAACCTCATGCAAAGTCCTAACTGTATTAAGCATGCTTATAACGCCGCATTTGAGTATATATGCCTCTCGAAGTTCTATGACCTCGATATAAGGCAATGGCAATGCACAATGGTGCACGGGTTATACTGTGGGTACACCGCAGGGTTAGGTATTACTGCAGAGGTTCTCGGACTTCCCCAGGATAAGCAGAAGGACCAGAAGGGTAAAAATCTTATAAGATACTTCTGTATCCCATGCAGACCGACAAAGACAAATGGAGGAAGAACTAGAAACTATTATTACCATGACAGTGAAAAATGGAATGAATTTAAGAATTACTGTATTCAGGACGTTGTCACAGAAATGGAAATTGAAAACAGGCTGGCCGACTTCCCTGTTCCTGAAAACGAATGGGATAACTGGTATCTTGATCAGGAAATAAATTCATTCGGAATCAGGATAGATTCAGATCTGCTCGAAGGTGCTCTTGAGGTGGATGCCATATCACATGGACATCTGTCAAGACAGGCAGAAATGATAACAGGACTTGACAACCCTAACTCTGTGGCACAGCTGCTCCCGTGGATAAATGCGAGATTAGACAGTGCGATGGAAAATCTTCAGAAAGCTTACATCACTGATTATTTAAACAGCAAGGAGACAAGCGAGGAAGTAAGGAGAGTACTGGAAAACAGGCTTGAAGCATCAAAGACAAGTGTAAAAAAATACGTGGCCATGCAGAACCTCCTAGGAAAAGACAGTAGGGTAAGAGGGCTGATACAATTTTATGGAGCAAACAGAACGGGGAGATATGCAGGCCGTTTCGTGCAGGTACAAAACCTTCCGAGAAACTACATGGATACCCTGGACCTTGCAAGGGAAATGGTTAAACACAAGGAATATGAAAATCTCAAAATGACCTACGGGAATGTTCCTGATGTACTGTCGCAGCTCATTCGTACTGCATTCGTTCCGAGTAAGGGGAACAAGTTTATAGTTGCTGATTTCTCAGCCATAGAAGCAAGAGTGATTGCCTGGCTTGCAGGAGAGCAGTGGAGACTTGATGTATTTGAAGGGCATGGGAAAATATACGAGGCATCAGCGTCCATGATGTTCGGAGTGCCGATTGAGAAAATAGCTAAAGGGAATCCTGAATATGCATTAAGACAGAAAGGAAAAGTCGCGGAACTTGCACTGGGGTATCAGGGCGGACCAGGGGCTCTTATGGCAATGGGTGCTCTGAATATGGGACTGACCGAAGATGAACTGCCAGGAATAGTGGATGCATGGAGAAACTCAAATCCTAATATTGTGAATCTGTGGAAAAATGTCCAGGATTGTGCGGTCAAGACCGTCAAGACAGGCGGAACTTATTCCTATAACGGAATAAAATTCTCAAGGGAGATGATAAAAAGAAAACTGGATTTCCTTACGATAACACTGCCGAGCGGAAGAAAATTATTTTATGTGAATCCGCTAAGAACGAACAACAGCTGGGGTTCAGAGATAATAGAATATAACGGGCTTGACCAGATAGCCAAGAGATGGACAGCGTTGAAGACATACGGCGGAAAACTAACGGAGAACATAGTGCAGGCGGTAGCAAGGGATTGCCTGGCAGAAAGCATAAGAAGAATAAAAATGGCAGGATTTAACATCGTAATGCACATACATGATGAGATAGTCGTAGATGCACCGAAGAATGTAACGGTGGAAGAAATATGCAGCATAATGAACGAAAATATAGAATGGGCTCCAGGACTTCTTTTGAGAGCCGATGGATTTGAATCGGAATATTATAAGAAGGACTAGGAGGTGAGAAAATGAAAAATGACAGGCTTATAAAAATAAGTACTGCAAACTCAAGGACGGATAAAAAATGGAAACGTGAGGAGATTTACTGGAGCGATTTTGTTAAAAGGCTGGAATCACCTCATAGGAGTCCTGAGAAACTGGATGAATATATGAGCTATGCAAAATCAAAACAGGACAGCCTGAAAGATGTCGGCGGATATGTCGGAGGACTGCTGAAAGGTAATTTAAGACGTGCGGGAAATGTAATTTCAAGGGATCTTATAACCCTCGACCTGGATAATATAAAGCCTGGAGGAACTGCCGATGTCCTGAGAACTCTGAAAGCTCTGAACTGCGCATATGCAGTGCATAACACAAGGAAACACACCGAATACCATCCGAGATTGCGTGTAATATTTCCTACAGGAAGGACATTAACTGCCGAGGAATATGAGCCCGTAGCAAGAAAACTGGGGGAAATGATAGGTCTTGAAATGTGCGATAAGACTACATTTCAAGCAGAAAGGCTGATGTTCAAACCCAGCATTTCATCAGATGTTGTATATATCTTTGACTATTCCGACAGTCCGTTTTTAGATGTTGACAGCATTCTAGGGATGTATAATGACTGGAAAAATATTCAGGAATGGCCAGGAATGAACGAACAGAAAATAAAACTCCCTAAAAAACAGGAAGATCCAACTGAAAAAGGCGGAGTAGTAGGGGCATTCTGTAGGGAATACGATATAATAAAAGCTATAGACGAATATCTGCCCGGGGCGTATGAGTTTACTGATACGGAAGACAGACTCACATATCTGGGCGGGAGCACATACGGGGGAGCCATACTGTATGAAAATGGTAAATTCCTATACTCTCACCATGCAACCGACCCTGCCGGAGGTAAGTTATGCAATGCTTTCGATTTAGTTCGGATTCACTCTTTTTCTGAACTAGACGACGACGTAAAGGCAAATACCCCGGCCAACAGATATCCGAGTTATATCGCAATGTCAAAACTTGCACTTGAAAACAGTAAAATAAGAGTCGAAGTGCAGAAGGAACGTATAGGGAATGCGGAAGCCGTATTTAAAAACGATGCGATCGAAGAAGAGACTGATGACGAATGGATGGCAATGCTCGATACGGATACTAACGGAAAAATTATCAATAATTCGAAAAATATACTAATAATACTTGAGAATGAACCCGAACTCAAAGGGAAAATGGCGTATGATGTATTTTCAAACAGGGCATTCGCACAGGGAAAACTCCCCTGGTCGGACAACAATAATGTAAGGGAATGGGAAGACGGGGATGATGCAAGGCTGAGAGTAAGGCTTGACGTAAAATATGGAATACAGGGTAAGACAAAGATAGATGACGCACTGACGGAAGTGTTCCTGAAAAATAGCTATAATGAACCGAAAGAATTTCTGGACGGTCTCATATGGGACGGAGTAAAAAGACTCGATACCCTGCTTATAGATTATCTGGGAGCTGAAGACAATATATATACGAGGGAAGTAATCAGGAAGTCGCTTATTGCATGCTGTGCAAGAGCTATAAAAAATGAGCCCGTGAAATTCGATGAAATGATAATACTGAACGGGCCGCAAGGAATAGGTAAAAGTACTTTTTTAAGTAAAATCGGCATGAAATGGTTTTCCGACAGCCTAAAAACCTTTGAAGGGAAAGATGCGGCTGAAGTAATCCAGGGGACATGGGTCAACGAAATCGGGGAACTTGACTCGTTCAATAAGAGTGAAGTTACAACAATAAAGCATTTTTTGTCAAAAATGACCGACATATACAGGGAGGCATACGGAAGAAGGACGAAGAGATTCCCAAGAAGGGCAATATTCTTTGGGACATCAAATAATACCGAATTCCTGAAGGATACGACGGGAAACAGAAGATTCTGGCCGGTCGATGTGGGAGTTCAGGAAAGGAAAAAGAACATATTTGGAGACCTTGATGGCGAAATAGGGCAGATTTGGGCGGAAGCAAGGGAGGCTTTTGACAGAAATGAGAGTCTTCTGTTAAGCAAAGAGGCTTTATTAATAGCAAAAGAGGAACAGGAAAGTCACCGTATGAGAGACCATAGGGAAGGAATGATTCAGGAATTTATAGAAAAGGAAATACCTGACTGCTGGGATACTCTTACGGAAGATGAAAAGAAAGGTTTTTATAAAGGAAATCTTAAAGGAGATTTTAATCTTATCATAAGAAATAGGGTATGTGTTCCTGAAATATGGGAATTTTGCTTAGAATCTGATTTGAGAAATTTGAAAAAATCTGATGCGATAGCCCTGAACAAGATCCTGGAGATGCAGAAAGGGTGGAGCAGAATGAAAACACCTTCGAGGTTCGGTAAATACGGAATGCAAAGAGGTTTTAAACGTAAAGAACAGTAGTTATTTATTAAAATGATGTCCGCCTGATTTTTCGCAGGTTTCTTCCCTAAATTTGCCAAATTTTTTGGAAAATTGAGTTTGTTGACAGAGTTTGTAGACATTTTCATGATTCATGTCTACATTCTCAAAAGTTTGTTGACAAAGTTTGTAGACAAAAAAAGTAAGTATTTACGGTGCTTTCACAGTTTTGTCTACATTCTCAAAAAAAGTTTGTAGACATCTCTAAGCCAGTAATTATAGTACTTATATATCATTTGTCTACAAACTATTATAAAATTAACATAAAAAATATAAATTAGAGGAATTAGAGGGAATTAGGGAGACATATATGTGCCTAATTCTCCCTAATCTGCCTAATCCCAAAAATCTTATATTCATATAAGGAGTTTGTAGACATGCAAAAAATAGCGGAATCATCTTTAAATACTGGCATACAAACGATTTATAAGGAAAAACAAAGTTAAAAGTTTGTAGACAAAATACATTCAAAGTCTTTAAAATCAGGGGTTGAAAGGAAAATTAAAATGAGAGAAAAAGATATTGAAAATTATTTAAAAGAAAGCGTAAAAAAAATAGGAGGAAGGACTTATAAATTTACCAGTCCGGGAAATGCAGGAGTGCCTGACAGGATATGCGTGATGCCAGGAGGATTAATATTTTTTGTGGAGCTTAAAGCACCAGGGAAAATAACAAGGCCACTACAGGACAGGCAGATTGCGAAACTTAGAAATTTGGGCTGTAGAGTATATGTGGCAGATTCAAATGAACAGATAGACAGGATATTGGGGGATTACGATGCTTTACAGACCTCATGACTATCAGAAATACTGCATAGAAAAGATAATTGAGATAAAGAAAGTCGCACTTATGCTTGACATGGGACTTGGAAAAACGTCAATAACGCTGACAGCTTTGGACGACCTGCTTTATAATAGATTTGAATCGGGTAAAGTGCTTGTTATAGCGCCTAAAAAGGTTGCAGAGTCATCTTGGCATACGGAAGCGGAAAAATGGGATCACCTGAAAAATCTGAAATTCTCAAAAGTCATGGGAACAAAAACTCAGAGACTTAAGGCACTCTATACCGACGCGGACATATACATAACCAACAGGGACAATGTTGTATGGCTGGTGGATTATTATAAACACGACTGGCCATTTGATACCGTTGTCCTGGACGAATCTTCGAGTTTTAAGAACCACCAGTCAAAGAGATTTAAAGCCCTGAAGGCAATAAGTTCAAAAATAGAAAGGATGGTACAACTTACGGGAACTCCTTCGCCGAATGGGCTTATCGACCTGTGGGCACAGCTTTACCTACTTGACGGGGGAGAAAGACTGGGAAAAACAGTGACGTCATATAGAGAGAGATATTTTAATCCTGACCAGAGAAACCAGCATCAGATTTTTTCATGGAAGGCTAAGCAAGGATCTAATGAGTCAATAAAGGAAAAAATATCTGACATATGCATATCCATGAAGGCTGAAGATTATCTCCAGCTTCCTGACATCACTTACAATACAATCAGGGTAGAATTGGATAGCAAGGCAAGGGAATCATACGAGGAAATGGAAAAAGAACTCGTACTTGAACTCGAAAACGGCGAAGAAATAGATGTCGTAAATGCGGCGGCGTTATCTAATAAACTGCTTCAGCTTAGCAACGGGGCTGTCTATGACGAAAATGCTAAAATTCATGAAATCCATAAGTGCAAGATTGAAAGTTTTATGGAACTGGTGGAATCACTTGAAGGAAAAAATCTGCTTGTATTCTATGCATTCAAACATGACCTTTCAAGAATAATGGAATCACTATCTAAAAGCGGAAAGAAAATCAGAGTTCTTTCAAACGATGATGACATCAGGGACTGGAACAGCGGAAAAATTGATATACTTTTGGCACATCCCGCAAGTGCGGCCTACGGACTTAACTTACAGGATGGGGGGAACCACGTAATATGGTTCGGTCTTAACTGGAGCCTTGAACTCTATCAGCAGGCCAACAAGAGACTTCACAGGCAGGGGCAGAAGGAAAAAGTCATAATACATCACCTTGTATGCAGTAATACACGTGACGAGGATGTCATGAAGGCACTGCAGAGCAAAGGCGATATACAGGAGGAACTGCTGCAGAGCTTGAAGGCGAGAATAGAAAAATATACGGGAGGAAAAAATAATGGTAACAGTCCAGGAGGTAATTGAAATTAGAAAAATTAACAAAATACTTGATAAAATTGAATTCTGCAAGAAAAATACCACTAAAGAAGAAATAAAGCTGTTTTTGATGTCAATAGAGCAGCAGTTCATATTAAAGAACTCACTTACAGAAAATCAGACAGGAGCGTTAGAGAGAATCTACAACGCGATTGTGAATTACAAACACGCTTTATGGGACGATGCATGTGGAGCGCATCTCGATATAGGGGATTAAAAAAAATACTAGGAGGAAAAAGATGGAAGCACTGAAAGAATTTGATATTGAAGAACTTTTGAAAAGACAGGCGATGCTTGATAAAAAGTTTGATGAAAAGGAAACAGTTAGAGAAAGAACAATTAAAGGTATTCAAGTTGCTTTGATAACAGAAATTGGAGAACTGGCTCAGGAACTAAAAAACGAATGGAATTATTGGAAAAATAGTACAAAAAAGATTAATAAGCAAAGAGTACTTGAGGAATTGTCGGATGTATTGCATTTTTATCTTAGCTATATAAACGCAAAGGATGAAGAAACCAAAGGTAAAATAATACCGTTTTTAGATGGATTTTTAGTTGAACATAGTAAAAAGAAAATATTATTAACAGAAAATTTGGAAGGTATATTGCTTACAATAAAAGATTTTAAAATATTTACTGAAAACAAAACTTTAGGTAGTATTTTGGCTGTTTCGGATTATGTAGGAGCGACAGAAGAGGAGTTTCTGCAAGTGCATTACGAAAAATGGCTTAAGAATATGAACGAAAGGACAAAGGAGGAATATTAATGGTAAGGTTGACAGCAAAAGATATAGCGGAGGAAGTGGCAAAGATTCTGAAGGAGGACAAGGAATTCAAAATACAGAAAAACCTGACTCCGTTTCAGAGGACAGAAAAATTGTTATATGAGCTGAAATATTTAAAAGGGGCCATAGAGGTTAAACGTGAGAGGCTCTCAGGATTACAGAATGACCCCGTGCTGCTTTCCAAAAGGGAAACAGGTGTAAATGTTCAGGCAACTAAAAAATATCTCTCAGAAGTCGAAAAAATTCAAAATCTGATAGAGAACTGTGAAAATGAGATAAAACGGCTTGAGTATGTCGTGAACATGACGGAAAATGCACTAAAGAATATTGAGGATGATAAATATTATAAAATTATCGAATTAAAATATTTTGAAGAAATGACACTTGAATATGCAGCAGGGAAATTTAATGTTGACATCACGACAATAAAACGTAACAAGAATAGACTTATCAATAGATTGAGGGCATTAATTTTTTCAGATAACGTAATCCAGGATATAATGAATTATTAAAAAAAATTAATGAAAATGCCCCTTTCGTGCCCTTGTATATAAATTTCTATGTGTTATAATGTGTTAGATTGGAAATTTAGGGTTTAGGAAATTTGGGATAATTTTTTTGTCGAGGCGGGATCCATGGGCCATACGCCTGACTATCGGAGGCAGTGTAAAAGCTGTCTCTTTTTAATTTTTTGAGAAACGAGGTGAAGACATTGACAAATAAGCAGAAGGTTTTCGTAAATGAATATCTGAAAGACCTAAATGCCACAAGGGCATATAAGACGGCATACAAAAATATAAAAAGTGAAGAAACAGCAGCAACTAATGGGAGCAAATTGCTAAGAAATACCAAGGTTGCTGAAGAAATACAAAAAAGAATGGACGAAAGAGCAAAAAGAACAGAAATAACACAGGATAAAGTGCTTAAGGAAATAGCAAGACTGGCATTTACGGATATAACTTCGATTGTCAGTGTCAAGAAGTTCAAAACTAACATAGGGGAATATTCAAAGGTTGTTATAAAAGATTTTTCAGAGCTAACAGAAGATCAGAGAGCATGTATTTCAGGAGTGAAGGAGACCAAACTTGGAATTGAAGTAAGTTTCTGCAGTAAAGAGAAGGCACTGGAATTATTGGGAAGACATCTCGGAATGTTTAACGACAAGCTGCAGCTTTCGGGTGAAGTCAAGACAGGCAACCCTTTCGCAGGTCTGACAACTGAAGAACTGAAGGAAATAATTAAAAATGAGAAATAGGGAGCTTATAAGACAGGCAGAACTGGAACTTGCAAGGCGTGAGTTCTTTTTTTATTGTCATCTGATGTCACCTGATTTTTATGAAAGCGATAGAATTTATTTGCTAGAACTGTGTCAGGACATGCAGGAATTTGTCGAATCCGAGGACGACGTACTGATTATCAATCTGCCACCGAGACACGGGAAATCAAGGACGGCCACAATGTTCGTCGAGTGGTTGCTTGGAAGAAACTCTTCAAAGAAAATAATGACAGGTTCATACAACGAGACACTGTCAACTGTATTTTCAAAAGCTGTGAGAAATACAATTTCTGAAATAAAGGCTGATCCGGATAAGATTGTTTACAATGATATATTCCCGGATATCAAAATTAAAAAAGGCGACGGGGCAATGAATCTGTGGAGCTTGGAAGGTCAGTACAGTAATTATTTGGCGACATCACCGACAGGAACTGCAACAGGTTTTGGAGCGGATATAATCATAATTGATGACCTGATTAAAAATGCAGAAGAGGCAAATAATGAAAATGTACTGGAAAAACACTGGGAATGGTTTACGAATACGATGCTTTCAAGACTTGAAACAAATGGGAAAATAATAATCATAATGACAAGATGGCACTCAAATGATTTAGCTGGAAAAGCTTATGATGAAATGTTAAGAACAGGTTACAAAATAAAGCAGGTAAAAATGAAGGCCCTCCAGAACGATGGGACAATGTTATGCGATAAAGTCCTCACTTATGAAGAGTATCTTAGAAAGAAAAAAACGATGGGTGAGGATATAGCAAGTGCCAATTATCAGCAGGAACCGATAGACCTTAAAGGGCGTCTATATACATCATTCAAGACTTATGACAGAATAGATTTTGAATTTGACAGGATATGCAGCTACACAGATACAGCGGATCAGGGGAGTGACTATCTGTGTAGTATCATATACGGGGAATATAACAGGGAGGCGTATGTACTGGATGTCTATTACACGAAGGAAGGAATGGAAATAACTGAAAAGGAGACAGCTAGAAGACATTTTGAAAATGAAGTAAATTTGGCCGTGATTGAAAGTAACAATGGTGGACGTGGATTTGCCCGTAACGTTGAAAGAATTTTAAAATTTGAGCACCACACGAACTCCTGCAGGGTTACATGGTTCCATCAGTCAAAAAATAAGACAGCAAGAATTATATCGAACAGTACCTGGGTAATGGACCACATATATTTTCCTAGGAACTGGAGGGACAGATGGCCCGAATATTACTCTGCAATGAATAAGTACCAGAAAGAAGGGAAAAATAAGTACGATGATGCCCCTGATGCAACCACAGGAGTGGCAGAAAGAACAAATGTGAAAGGTAAATACACACTCTAAGGAGATTGGAAATGTTTAATTTTATAAAAAAACTGTTTAGGAGAAATAAAAAGATGGGAAACGAACTTGAAAGATTAATAAACGACTTCATCATGTCAAGAAAAAAGAAGCAGATGGAAGATAGCCATAAATATTACATTGGCCAGCATGATGTACTGAACAGGCATAGAGATATGATAAATGAAAACGGAGAACTGGAACCGCTTAAGAATGTCAAGGTTGCCAAACTTGTTGATAACCAGTACTCAAAACTTGTTGATCAGAAGACAAATTATCTACTTTCAAAAACTCCTACATTTCAGTCTGACAATGATGAATATACAGAGTCACTGAAGAGTATAATCAATGACAGATTTCTGAAACTTCTCAGGATGGTAGGAAAAGATGCATATAAATATGGCATAGGTTGGCTATATGTATATATTGGAAATGACGGGAAACTAAAATTTAAAAGATTTGACGGTCGGAATGTGATACCAGTATGGAAGGACGAAGAACATGAAGAGCTTGACTATGTAGTAAGGCTTTACACAGTTAAAGAATTCAAGGATGGAGGATTTCAGACATCAACAAAGGTTGAGGTATACAGGGAAACAGGAGTTGAATACTATAACTGGAATAATTCCCTTATGGTCGACAGGGAACCTGAATCGTATCTGAGACTTGAAGATAATAACGGAGATGTGCAGGGGTATAACTGGTTAAAACTGCCTGTGATACCATTCAGATATGATGAGACAGAAACTCCTCTGCTTGTCAGAGTGAAATCCTTACAGGACGCACTAAATGAACTTATATCAGTGATGCAGGACAGGGTGGAAGAGGATCCTAGAAATACAATTCTGATTGTGAAGAACTATGATGGGACAGACTGGAGCGAGTTCAGACATAACTTAAGAGTCCACGGTGTAATCCCGATCCGTTCGGACGAAACGGGAGAAGGTGGAGTCGATTCATTAAAAATCGAAGTAAACAATGAAAATTATAAAGTTCTGGTTGATATATTTAAGAAGGCCATCATTGAAAACGGAAGAGGATTTGACGCAAAGACTGAAACACTTGGAGCTAATCCAAACCAGCTGAATATCCGTTCAATGTACTCAGATATAGATCTTGATGCAAATTCAATGGAAGTGGAATTTAAGGCATCGTTTGAAAATCTTATGTGGTTTGTAAATAATCATTTAAGAAATACGGGATCAGGTATATCCGAAGACGAGAAACTGGATATAATTTTCAACAGAGATATTTTAGTGAATGAAAGCCAGGCAATTGAAGACTGTCAGAAGTCAGTTGGGATATTATCGCGGGAAACTATAATTGGACAGCATCCATGGTCGGTAAATGTGGAAGAGGAAATAAAAAAAATTAGAGATGAAAAACAGGAGAAAATGGAAGACTACGGAGGATTCGGAGAGCATAACCACTCTGATGATATAGATGAGTAAGAAATACTGGCAAGATAGATTTATCGAGGAAGAGGAACGACTTAATAAGATAGCGGGAGATGAATTCCGGAGACAACAACTGGAATACGAGAGGGCTATATCGAGAATGAACAAGGACATCGAAGTATGGTACAACAGAATAGCTAAGAATAACGATGTATCACTTGCGGAAGCTAAAAAGATGCTGAACGACAAAGAACTTAAGGAATTTAAGTGGACACTTGACGAATACATCAAACACGGGGAAGAAAATGGAATCAAGAAAGACTGGAGCAGACAACTTGAGAACGCAAGTGCAAGAGTACACATTGAGAGGCTTGAGGCTATGAAGCTGCAAGTAAGAGGGGAAATAGAAAAACTTTATAATGGCCGTGAAAGCGGATTTGAAAGTTATCTTAAAAATCTATATAAAGACCAGTACAACCGTACGGCTTTTCAGATAGCAAAAGGTACAGGAGTAGCAACTAATATATATAGCCTTAACGATAAGCTTGTAAATACAGTTATTAAAAAGCCATGGGCTCCCGATGGAAAAAACTTTTCTGATAGGATCTGGGAAGACAAGGACAAGCTTATAAATACCCTGCACACTGAAATGACGCAGGCGTTTATCAGAGGCGACAGTCTTGAAAAACTGGCTGATAAAATTGCTGAGAAAATGAAAGTGTCGAAAGCAAATGCATCAAGACTGGTATATACAGAAAGCGCGGCTTATTCAAGCAAGGCAAGGTTCAAAAGTTATCAGGATTTAGGGGTAGAAAAGTATGAAGTTGTCGCAACACTGGACAGCAGGACATCGGACATATGTCAGGATATGGATGGTAAGGTATTTGACTTGAAAGATTATGAAGTTGGAGTCACTGCGAATCCGTTTCATGTCAGATGTCGTACTACTACAGCCCCTTACTTTGATGACATGGAAGGCGAAAGAGGCGAAAGAGCCGCAAGAAATGAGAAAACAGGAGAAACGGAGTATGTTCCAGCGGACATCACATATAAGGATTGGAAAGAAAAATATGTGAGTAATAATTCAGAAAAAGTATTGCAAAATGATATAAAAATGAGTACAATGGAACCAGGGATAATTGATAAGATTTTAAAAACAGTAAAAACGGAAAATTCAGATGCAAGAAAGGAAATAGCTGAAGAGCTGTTGAAAGCTAATGGGCTGAATGTACCAGTTAATGTTGAAAAAATACAATCACGTGGTTTTTGTGGGATTAAAATTAAAAATGACACTATGGAGATTTCGTCGTATAATTTACAGCTGGACGATGACAGAGACATCAGATACCAGATAAAAACTATGGTACATGAAATTTATCACGCTAAAATGAATGGGTTAAAAACGGATTTTATGACTTTAGGGAAGTATGAATTTTTAATGGTGGAAGAAACGTTTACAGAAGCGACAGCGCACTATTTAATTAAAGGAATAGGAATATCGGATAATCTTATGCCTGCTTACCCAGGTTATCTGACAGAAACTCTGCCGAAGCTTAAGATGCTTAAGGAATTTAAAGACTGTAAGACGATCGAGGATTTCGGAGAAATAATGTTTGATTACAGATTTGGAAATAAGAAAACAGCAGAGTGGACGAAAATATATAATACTTTGGATAATTTACATTTTGATAAGCTGGAATATGCAAGAAAATATTTTAGTTATATTGAAAATAATCTGGATGATATAGCAGACAAAATGATAGAAAACACACCTATATGGAAGGGTAAAAAAGAAGAAATAAAAAAAATAGCCCGTGAATGGGTAAAAAAAGGAAAAATACCAAGCCGAGAACAAGAAAAAATCTACATCGAAAATATACTAATGGCTAGCATGAGGCTTAAAGGAGTTGAATAAAAATGATAATGATAGAACTGGAACCGGAGCATTGTGAATTTAAGGAAAATGTAAAAAAAGTAAAAACTATATTTATTGAGAACTACACTGACGAATATAAAGATGGAGATGCCGATAAAAAAATTATTGAAGAATTAAAGAAAATCGGAGAAAACAGGCTGGCTAAGCTGTACGAGAAATATAAAGATTATAACGCCATGATGGCTGAAATCTTAGGATGGAAACAATAAATAACATAATAATTCAAGAGCGGTTTAACGACTGCTCTTTTTGTTTATGGGAGGAAAAATGATAAAACTGAACATTTATCACAGCGATGGAAACTACATGGGGGTATCGTATGGTGGAACTTTAAAGGAATTTATTAAAAAAGCTGATAAAGGTAAAAGCATAAAGTTAGTAAGCGATGGAAAAGAATGGTATATAAACTCAGCACTGATACTGGCATTTGAGGAGGTGAAGTAAGAATGCTTAAAATATTTATCGGAGTTCTACAGGCAGGACTTGTGATATTAAAACTCTTAGGTCTCCTACATATGAGCTGGTGGCAGGTATTAATGCCTTTGGAGATTATATTCGGTATTTTAATCCTGGCCTTTTTATTGCTAGGGGTAATAAAATTCATAGAGTGTAAAAAGTAAATATTCCGCCTTTTTTTTTGGATTTGAAGGCGTAAAAGAACAAATCAGATATAATCTCGCTGACATACAGCGTAAAAAATGAAGGAGTGATTATTTTATGAACAAAGAGGATCTGTTAAAACTTGGACTGACGGAAGAACAGGCTGAAAAAGTGCTGTCGGCAAATACCGAACAGCTGAAAGGATTTATCCCGAAGGCAAGATTTGATGAAGTAAACAATGCAAAGAAACAGGCTGAGAAAGACTTGTCAGACAGGGATAAGCAGCTTGAAACTCTGAAGAACAGTACTGGGGACATTGAAGCTTTGAAGCAGACAATTGAAACACTGCAGAACGAAAATAAGGCCGCAACGGATAAATATAATGCCGAACTTGCGGAAATAAAACTGGCAGGAGCGGTGGATACGGCCTTGCTTGGAGCGGATGCCTTAAATGTCAAGGCGGTAAAAGCATTATTGGACATGAGTAAAATCAAAATGGACGGTGATGTATTGCTTGGAATCAATGAACAGATTGAAAGCTTGAAAAAAGCGGAAGACAGTAAAATGCTGTTTAAAGCCGTTGAAGAGACAAAACCGAAAGGACCTAACTTTACAGGAGTGAAACCCGGCGAAGGAAATACAGGAAATGGGGAAAGCGATGCCCCAAAATCTCTAGCTGATGCCATAATGGCAAAATTTACACAAACAGATTAAAAAAAAATTAGGAGGTGGCTTATATGCCAATAACATTAGCAGAAGCTAAAAAGAACGTACAGGACGATTTGCAAATTGGGGTGATTGACGAATTTGCAAAGAGTAACTTTATCATGAACAACATACCATTTGACAATGTGGTGTCCCCAACAGGAGGAGGAACTACAATGACTTATGGATATACAAGGCTGAAGACTCAACCAACCGCGGACTTCAGGGAAGTCAATCACGAATACACACCTGCTGAAGTTTCTAAGGAAAGACACAATGTCGACTTAAAAATCTTTGGGGGATCATTCCAGATTGACAGAATTATCGCAGACATGGGCGGAATAGTGTCAGAAGTGCAGTTGCAGATGACACAGAAAATAAAAGCTGCATCTGCCTTATTTAACAACACTGTGATTAATGGTGACAGTGCAGTGAATAGTAAGGCATTTGATGGTCTTGAAAAAGCAATCACAGGAAGTTCAACAGAATTTACTCCGGGAACCGCAATAGACTTATCTACTTCGGCCGCAATAGATAGCAACTACAAGGCTTTCCTTGACATGCTGGATGAATTTCTGATGGGACTTGACGGAACGCCTTCCATGATAGCCGGGAACTTACAGCTTATTGCAAGAATAAGGGCGTGTGCAAGAAGAACTGCAATGTATACGACTGCTCTGAACAGTTTCGGTCAGCAGGTCGAGATGTATGCGGGAATTCCTCTTGTAAATCTCGGAGCTAAACCAGGAACAAATGATCCTGTCGCCGAAACTAAATCAGCTACTGGTGAAACGTCACTATATGCTGTAAGATTCGGGATGGATGGATTCCACGGAGTTGCTCCAACAGGAAACGGATTAATCAAATCATGGCTGCCCGACTATAAGACAGCGGGAGCAGTTAAGACCGGAGAAGTTGAAATGGTTGCGGCGGTTGCCTTGAAAGCTACCAAAGCGGCGGGAATTTTCAGAAAAATTAAAGTTAAGTAGGAGGTGCTTTAAATGGCTGTAATAAAATCACCAAATCAGGAATATACAGGGACAAGTGCCGGGGTATATTTTGTTAACGGAGTCGGAAACACTGACAACGAAAATTTAATCGAATGGTTCAGGGATCGTGATTATGAAGTGGAAATTGATGCTGAAGTTAGCACTGAAGAAGACTCGGGAGAAAAAAAGATAAACGATTTGGAGAAAACGGAAGAAATAGGAAAAGATGAAAAAGAAGTAGAAGATGAAAAAGAAGTAGAAAAAGCCAAAAAACCAAAGAAGTAGGTGCTGGGTATGGATTATGTGGAAAATATCAGGGAAGACGTGGTAAAAACATTAAAGTCGGTAGGCTATGAAGTCGTAGATGCCGACTTATTTTTGTTGGAACAGAGTATTGAGAAAGTTAAATCATATATTAAAAACAAGACTAATCAGAATAAAGTTCCTGAAGGACTGAAATACATCTGGATTGACAGGAGTACAGGTGAGTTTTTAAATTTTAAGAAATCACTGAATCAGCTTAACCTGAATGGATTGAATTTTGGCCGTATGGCGAAAGAAATAAGTGAAGGCGATACAAAGGTCGTCTACGAGGATACAAAGACAACGGGAGATAAATTTGAAGTTTATATGATATATCTTATGACAAGAGGGGAAGACGAACTCTTGAGATATAGGAGGATAGTATGGTAGATGAGTTGAAACAGGCAAGAGAAGCCATCCAGTCAATGTGGACTGGGATATGTAATATATTTTGGTTTAAGAATTCTAAAAATAAGTATGGTACAGTTGTTACTGAAGTTAAGGAACTTTACAGGAATATACCGTGTCGACTGAGTTTTAAGAATATCAGTCAGACAGAGCAGACTGAAAGTGTGGCTAAGGCATCTCAAGTTGTAAAACTGTTTATCGCTCCTGAGGTTTATGTCCCTCCGGGCAGTGTAATTGAGGTCACTCAAAACGGAATTACAAGGAAATACAAACATTCAGGAGTATCAGCAGTTTACACTAATCATCAGGAAATAATACTTGATGTGGAACAGGAGAAAGCGTAATGGCAAGCAGTAAAATAGAAGTTCAGATAGATGGATTGAAAGATTTTCAGAAACTTTTGCAGGAAATGAAAGCAGAAGAGGAAAGGTTCATGACAGAAACTATAAAGGAACTTGCTGCAAGACTTCTCAGAAAAGTAATTAAAAGAACTCCTGTAAGTTCTCCTAATTTTGGGAATGCAACATATAAGAGGGACAATAAGAAAAAAGGCATAAAAAAAGGCGACACCATATACAATAAGAATGGAAAGGCCAGAGTTTTGAAAACTAAGACAGTGACGTATAAAAAAGCTGGAAAGACCATCTCAAAGACTTATGGCGGACAAGGTGGAACTTTAAGGAGAAACTGGACTGTATCTGACGTAAGAAAAAACGGAGGTAACTATGAGATAGAGGTTTCAAATTCTACTGAATATGCAAGCTATGTTGAATATGGCCACAGGCAGACTCCAGGAAGATATGTCCCAGCGATTGGTAAGAGGCTTAAAAAGTCTTGGGTAAAAGGTAAATTTATGCTAACTATCTCTGAAGAAGAACTGAGAAAAGAAGCTCCTGCAGTTATAAAAAGAAAAATATCGGAGTGGCTCAAGAAGTTAGGAGGATAGCAATGTTAAATGAAATTGTGAATGCAATAAGCCTCAGGCTGTCAGAAAGCTTTGGTGGGATAGATGTGCATGTAAATGAACTTGAACAGGGCTTTGAGGAACCCTGTTTTTTTATCGACCTGCTAAATCCCAGCGAAAAACAGATTGTTGGGAACAGATACTTGAGAAGTTATTTGTTTGATATTGCCTATTTCCCAAGAAATAACAGTCAGGTTGAGATTTTCGATGTACTTGACAAGATGCACGATGTGCTTGAATACATAAAGCTTGAAGATGGAACTCTTATGAGAGGACTGAACAGGAATACTATGGAGGAGGATAATGTGCTGCATTATTTTGTGACTTATGAGATGTTTATTTATAAGGCAGGAGATAGTAGCAATAACGCAAAAATGGGAAAAATAGAACTGAATATGAAACTGAAGGAGGAAAAGAATGGCGGATAATAATAACTCAGAAGAAAAAGCTGTGGCTAAGGAAGAAAAATATATAAAAAGTCAGATTGTAGGATCTGACAGATACAGAAACAGAGCAGACATTCTGAATGTACTACTTGAAGATAATACGGATTATACACTATCTGAAATAGATAAAAAATTAAAAGAATTTTTAAGTAAGGAGGTTAAATAATGGCATATGGTGGAGGTACATGGCTTGTACAGAATAAAGTTTTGCCAGGAACATATATCAACTTTATAAGCAAAGAAAGGGCTGAACTTGTATTCTCTGACAGGGGATATGCAGCACTTGGCGTGGAACTTGACTGGGGAACTGATGGAGAAATATTCAAGGTTGAGAATGGAGATTTCATTGAAAACTCGATGAAATATTTCGGTCATTCATATGATTCAGATAAACTGAAAGGACTTAGAGATTTCTACAAGTATGCCCAAACAGGATACATTTACAAGCTTAATACGGGCGGTGCCAAAGCGTCAAATACATTTGGAACAGCAAAGTATACTGGAGAAAGAGGTAATGATATCAAAATATCGGTACAGGCAAATGTGGATAACGCTTCACATTTTGACGTCATAACTTTTGTTGATGGGGAAAAAGTGGATGTTCAAACAGTTGCCACTGCAAAGGATTTAAAAAACAACGACTTTGTAATTTTTAAATCAGATGCAACTCTTACGGCAACAGCGGGGACTCCTATGTCAGGAGGTACAAACGGAACTGTAACAGGTTCATCACATCAGTCATTCCTGGATAAAATTGACAAATATTTCATAAATACCTTGATATGCAACTCAAATGAGAAAACAATCAAGGATTTATACGTACAGTACACAAAAAGGATGAGGGACAGGGTAGGAGCAAAATTTGTATGTGTCGTTTACCGTGCAACAGATCCTGATTACGAAGGTGTTATCAATGTAAAAACGAAGACGCTGGATTCGGATTTTCCTGAAAACTCGGCAGTTTACTGGGTTGGAGGGGCTGAGGCTTATTGTGCAGTCAACAGAAGTTTGACGAATACAAAATATAACGGAGATTTCAAGCTTGAAGTAAATGAAACTCAAACAGAACTGGAGCTCGCTGTGAAGGCAGGATATTTCATATTTCATAAAACTGGAGATGAGATAAGAGTGCTAAAGGACATCAATTCTTTTGTATCGTTTGTGAAAAGGAAGAACAGGGATTTTTCATTTGCACAGGTTATAAGAGTGCTTGATCAGATAGCGATAGATGTAGCAACAATATTCAATGGAACGTATCTCGGGTCATCTAATAACACCTCATATGACAGGAATGATTTAAAAAAAGATATAGGAAAACATCATGAAACCCTTGAAGATTTAAGGGCAATAAGGGATTTTAATGAGGAGACGGATATAACAGTCGTTGAAGGTGAAACAAGGGAAAGCGTGCTGGTTACAACAAACGTACGGCCAGTCGTTGCAATGGAAAAACTTTACATGAATGTAATCGTGAGCTAGAAAGGAGAGTGAGAATAGATGGCAGATACAGCTATCATGAAAGGTAAGGACGCCATATCGGGGAGCCTTGCCAAATGTTTTGTAACAATTGGGAACAGAAGATACAGTTTCATGCAGGCAATCAATGTTAAGGCTGAAATGGAAAAAAATAAGGTTGAAGTGCCAATTTTAGGAAAAACTGGAAAAGGTAACAAGGCCGCAGGATGGAAAGGGACAGGAAGTGCGACATTCCATATGAACACCTCTATTTTCAGGGAATTGTTACAGGAATACACCAGAACAGGAAAAGATGTATATTTTGACATGCAGCTTGTAAATGAAGATCCTACGGCATCAGTCGGAAAACAAACTATAATGCTTATTGATTGTAATCTTGACGGGGGAATAATTGCACTGTTTGATGCAGATGCGGATTATCTGGAAGATGAGTTTGATTTTACATTTGAAGACTGGAAGATAGTCGACAAATTTACAGATCTTGATGGAATGAAGTTATAGCAGGGAGTTTAAAGGCTCCCTTTTTAAATTATAAAAATAACAGGAGGATAATATAGATGAAGGATTTAAAATTTTTCTTAAGACAAAATGCGACATTGCCAAAAAATGAGGAGGTGGAAGTTACACAGAGATTCAAGGATGAAAACGGGAACCCTATAAAGTTTGAGATAAAGCCTATCTCAAATGAGCTGGACGACGAACTGAGAAAACAGAACACAAGGCAGGTAAAAAGGGCAAAAGGGGTATATGTACCTGAGCTGGATAACCAAGGTTACCTTGCTGATATGACTATAAGGGCAGTAGTGTACCCTGATCTGAATGATAAGGAGCTACAGGATTCATGGGGGGCAATGGATGCAAAAGAACTTATAAACGCTATGCTCTTACCAGGGGAATACAATGTGCTGCTTCAGGCAATACAGCAACTAAACGGATGGGATCTGTCACTTGATGACATCAAAGAAGAAGCAAAAAACTAATCGAGGCAAACATAGCAGAATATAACTATGCGTATTACTGTTTACATAAGCTTAAGATAAGACCAAAGGAGTTTGCCGAAATGGATATATATGAAAAGGGATTCATAATGGCCTGCATAGATTTGAAGGTCAAGAAGGAAAAGGAAGAAGAAAAACAGGCTAAAAGAAAGGCACGCCATAGAAGACGCTAGGAGGTGAGATTATGGCGACAATTCAGAACAGTATAGTGTTGAACGACAGAATGACTCAGACTTTTACAGCAATTAACAGAGCTATAGAATCAACAATAAACGCCATCTCAACTCTTGGTGGTAAGAATGTCAACATAAATACAGCAAACCTGATCAGTGCAAGGCAACAGCTGGCAATTGCTGAAAATGAAATGCAGAACATGGTAGGTACATCCCAGCAACTGAACAATAATCTGAGTAAAACTAAAGGAATAGTCGGAGAAATTGTCGGTAAACTTAAGACGGCATTCGGACTTGCGGCGGTTGTCATGGCGACGAAGAAGACAATAGAACTGTCAGATCAGAATGCTCAGATAACGGCAAGATTAAATCTTGTATCAGATGCACCTGAGCAATTAAAGAAACAGATATACCAGTCAGCGAATGACGCACGGGTCGCATATACGGATTCAATGAATCAGGTGGCAAAGCTTGGACTTCTTGCAAAGGATTCATTTAACAATACAAATGAAATTGTCAAGTTTACGAATCTTATGAACAAAGCATTCAAAGTTTCAGGAACCGGTGCACAGGAGGCAACGAGTGCAATGTACCAGCTGACACAGGCTATGGCCGCAGGAAAACTTCAGGGGGACGAATTCCGTTCGGTGATGGAAAATGCCCCTATGGTGGCACAGGCAATAGCGAAATATATGAATGTTCCCTTGGGGCAACTGAAAGAGTTAGGTGCAAAGGGTCAGATAACGGCAGATATAATCAAGAATGCGTTATTCAACGCAGGTGATGAGATAAATGAGAAATTCAAGACTCTGCCGTTGACCTGGCAGGATGTATGGGTACAGGCTAAAAATTTTGCGATAAGGCAACTGGATGGAGTGTTGCAGAAAGTGAATCAGGTGGCAAACTCAAAGGCATTCCAGTCTTTTGTGAATAGTGCAAAAATAGCCTTTTTCGGACTTAAGACTGTAGCCGAGGGAGTTTTTAACGGAATAGCGGCTGCAGGCAAATTCATAGCAGATAACTGGACGGCAATAAGCCCAATTATATGGGGAGTAACGGCAGCACTTATTACATATGTAACGTGGCAGGGCATCTCGGTTGCGATTGAATGGTTAAATGTGGCGGCTAAATTTGCATTGAATCTGGCCGTAACTATTTTGACAATGGCAAAGATAGCACTTACATTTGCGGTCAAAGGGTATACCGCAGCACAGACTATGGCTAATGCGACAGCATGGATGTTCCCGGGAACTTGGCTTGCGGCGATTATAATAGGTGTAATAGTTGCAATACTTGCATTGGCGGTAGCAATCGTACAATGGGCTACAGGTACACAAAGTGCACTTGAAACAATAGGAGGAATGTTCTACTGGCTCGGAGCGGCCATCTACAATATAGGGGTTGCTATCATGAATATTCTTATTATCGTAGCGACAGTAGTCATACTGGCTTTTATCCTAGTCGGAACTACAGTAGCAAATGTATTCATAGGAATATGGAATGTAGGAGTCTGGCTTGTGAATATACTCGTTCAGGCATGGTACTGGCTCGTCAATCATGCAGCGATGGCATGGGCTTGGCTCAAGGTAACAGTAAGTAATATTCTTAAAGGTATCTATAATTTTTTTGTGGAAATAGCAAACGGATTCATAAAAGGATACAATAAGCTCGGTAAAGGAGCTGTGGATACAGCTAACGGTTTTCAGGATGCATTTTTCAGTGCTATAAATGCAGTTGCTAAATTTGCACAGGACTTTATTAACGGGTTTCTTAAAGGACTTGCTGAAATAGGAAAAGTAATAGATTCAGTTGCAGGAACTCATTTTGGCAATGCGGGCTCAGTAAATTTCAGCATTAATAAAGGTGATAGGGCTACATGGAAAGATGTTGGGCTTCTTGAAAAGAAATCTTATGGAGATCCTAATGGCGTAGCTGTAGAACAAAAACAGGCCCCTCAATTTGATTATGCAGGGTTTATTGATCCTTCAGGAGCAATGAAAGGCGTAATGGACGGGGCAGAAAAACTTGCAAACGGAGAGTTTAAAGATTTAGGAAAAGCGTTTGATGATGGTAAAAGCGACACAAGGAAAGGAATACAGGGCATAACTGACACATTTAATGAATATAAGGACAAGTTAACGGGAAAAGATAAACCAGTTGGAAATGACGGAACTGGAAAAGATAAAAAAGATGGTGGAGGCGGAAAAGATCCGAATAACAAAAAAACTGCAGACAATACCAAAAAAATGGCAGACAAGATGGATGATATGGACGAGGACATGAAATATTTGAGGGATATTGCTGAAAAAGAGTATGTAAACAAATTTACAACCGCAGAGGTGAAAATAGATATGACAAACTATAACGATATTTCGGAGCAGGTGGATGCAGAAGATTTCATGGACAGGCTCGGAGAAAGAATAGCCGAACATGTGCATACTGCGGCAGAGGGGGTGCATGACGATTAATGAGGACACATGGGTATATTTTCTACATTGATAAAATTTTGTTGCCGGTATCCCCGGCATCTGTCAATGTATCGCACAAGAACATGAATGAGGTAATAAAGCTTATAAATGATGCAGAATTTAATCTGCTGAAACAGGAGGGGTTAAAAGAAATAAGTTTTAAGTTCATGATCCCCTCCCAACGATATCCTTTTGCCAGATATCTTGGATTTTATCAGAAACCGAGTTACTTCCTGGACAAACTTAAAAATCTAAAAAAAAGGGCAAAACCATTCCAGCTTATAATAATAAGGAACTATCCGAATTCAGGCCGGGCATATTTCAATACTAATCTGAAAGTATCGCTGGAAGACATAAAAATTGAGGAAAATGCTGAAGAGGGAATGGATGTATATGTTGATGTGACTTTTAAGGATTTCATAGACCCACGTCCTAAGTTGTATAAAAAAAATGCTGACGGAACTGTAAGCGCAGAAAATCAGAGATGGACAGATAAAGTTGAAAAGAAAATATGCAGTACAAAATATGGTGAAAAGCTGTGGCAGATAGTGAGGCGTGAAACAGGAGGACTGGATCAGCTAGAAACAGTTATGGAAGTGAACGGAATTTCCGCGGTTACGAATGCGTTGTCAGATAAACTGAGGTTGTGGTAGGAATGCTGGAAAAATTAGGTAATAAAATAAAATCGTTCATGTCAAAGCCAGCCGAAGAGAAATATGAAATGGAAAAAGACATAGAACTTATTATTGCAAGTCAGAGTACCGAGACTGTAATATCGCCTCTTGTGACAGACAGTATTGAAGTGTCGTGGGAAAGAAAGGCAACACCTGGGAAAATGACCTTCAAAATGATTTTTGATGAAAGGATCCAGGAAGGCGATCAGGTAAGTCTCAAATATCGAGGACAGAACATGTTCCTGGGTTATGTTTTTGTTAGAAAAATGACAAAGTCTAACATAGTAAGTATAACAGCGTATGACCAGCTTAGATATCTGAAAAGTAAAGCGTATTATGTTTTTAAAAGTAAAAAGGCAAGTGATATTGTCAAGCTTATAGCAGAGGATTTTAAACTTGCATGCGGAGAGATTGAAGATACGGGGCACGTCTTTGAAAAAAGGCGTGAAGATGGAACATCTCTGATTGACATGGTACAGGGAGCTTTAAGCGAAACCCTGAGACTTACGGGAAAAAGATATGTAATTTATGATGACTATGGGAAATTAACTTTAAAGGAAACAGAAAAACTGAAACTGGAAGATCTTATTTTTGATAATACTTCAGGAAAAGATTTTGACTTTGAAAGCAGCATAGATAAGGAAACATATAACCAGGTGGTATTGGACTATGTGAATGACAAGGAAAAAAAATTAGAAAAATATCAGGTGTTTGACAGTGCTAATATAACAAAATGGGGATTGCTGCAATACTTTGAGAAAATTAATAAAAATACAGCAACTGAAGCGGAAAGAAAAGAACGTGCAGAGAAAATGCTGAAATATTACAATCAGAGAACAAAGTCATTTAAACTGAAAGGAATATTCGGGGATATCAGAATCCGTGGGGGCTCTTCTTTCATTGTGTATATGGATGTTGCTGAATTTAAGCTGGCAAATTATATGCTGGTCGATAAAGTTACACACAAGTTCGGGTTCAAGGAGTATTTTATGGATCTTGACCTGGAAGGAAAAATAGGAGAGGAGGAAGGACACAGTGGCGAAGTTAGAACAAGCTCTGAAACTGATGATAAATAATGCTGTTGAATACAACAAGCCGTGCGAGATTTACGCAGGGAAAGTCAAAACTGTATCCCCTCTGACAATCCTGCTCAATATAAATGTCCCTGTGCTGGAAGAGGATGAGCTTATTTTGACGCATCTTGTTAAAGATTATGAAGTTGACATATCTGTAAGTCATGAAACAGAGGAATTTGAACTTGTTGAAGGTGCAATGACTGACATAAAAAAACATAAACACGAATACAAAGGACGTAAAAAGATTACAATTCATAACGGGTTGAAAGTCGGAGAAGGTGTGCTTTTGATAAGACAACAGGGAGGTCAGAAATTTATTGTTCTTGACAGAATTGATAATCCACAGACTGAAGGTGAGTGGTTATGATACCAAAAATTAAAACAAGTGCAGACATAACGGTAAAAGAATTACCGACAAAAACACACAGGATGGAACTGTATGAAGGTAATTACATTCTCGGATTCGTTGATAGTCTGAAGGCTATGGAACAGGCAATTTATAAGATTATACGAACGGAACGCTATAAATATATTATATATTCCTGGAACTATGGAATTGAGTTGGAAGACCTGTTTGGAATGCCTGTTGAATATTGTGTCGTGGAACTGGAGCGTCGAATATCAGAGGCACTGTTACAGGATAACAGGATAACAGCAGTCAATGGATTTGAATTTGATACTGAAAGCGAGAGAGGAACAGTTCTGATTAAAAAGTTCGTTGCAGAAACAGTATTTGGAGAAATTCAGATTAATGACGGGCTGTCAGTGACAATAATCTAGGAAAGGAGGTAGATGCATGTTTGAGGTAATGACATACGAACAGATAATGGAGCGGATGCTGGCAAGAGTTCCAAATAATCTTGATAAGCGTGAAGGTTCAGTCATATGGGATGCATTAGCTCCTGCAGCAATGGAACTGGAAAGCCTATATTTTGTTCTACAGGATTTTATAAAAGAAACGTTCGGAGATACAGCCAGCAGGCCTAATCTGATAAGAAGGGCAAGTGAAAGAGGGATAATACCTTACAAGGCAAGCAAGTCAATTCTGAAAGGTATTTTTGACGTAGAAGTGCCCCTGGGTAGCAGATATAGCTTAGATGATTTAAACTATACAGTCACAAAATTTATACAACATAACACAGGAACCGGATTATACGAATATCAGGTTGAATGCGAAACACCCGGAAGGGACGGAGGAAGGAAAACAGGAAACTTAATTCCGATTGACTACATAAATGGATTAGGTAGAGCTGAAATAACGGAACTTTTAATTCCCGGACAGGATGAAGAAGAGACAGAAAAACTGAGACAGAGGTACTTTGACAGTTTCAACATGAAAGCATATGGAGGGAACATATCTGACTATAAACTTAAAGTGCACGAAATCGAGGGTGTGGGAGCTGTCAAGGTGACACCAGTATGGAATGGTGGCGGAACTGTATTATTAACCATACTTGACAGTGATTTTAATCAGGCAAGTCCTACGCTGATTAAAAAAGTGCAGGATACAATGGATCCGACAAAAGATGCTAGAGGCCTTGGGGTTGCCCCTATCGGGCATGTCGTGACAGTACAGGGGACAAGCAACGTTGCAATTAACATACACACAAACATCACATTTGAGCCTAATTTTTCATGGCCACTTGTAAAATTAAAAGTTGAGGAAGTGGTAAAGAATTACTTGCTAGATCTGAGAAAAACATGGGCTCTTAAAAATGAAAAAGTGAGTAATAATCTAGTTGTGAGGGTGTCACGTATAGAGGCAAAAATACTTGATATAAATGGGATTTTGGACATTCAGAACACAACAATAAATGGGAGTCCTAACAATCTGCAATTAACTGAATACCAGATTCCTGTGTGGGGAGGTATCACAGTATGACGATTTTAGAAAATATTAACGTCGACCTGCTGTCATATCTCCCTGATTTTATGCAAGAATACAGGGAAATTAGGCGGATAATGGAAAGCGAAGAACCTGAGCTGAGGTTGTTGTGGGAGCTGCTTAGGAAAGTATTTAATAACCAGTTTATTCAATATTGTGACGAGGATGGGATAAGTAAGTTTGAGGAAATGTTGGGATTACACAGGTATGAAAATGATACGCTGGAAATTAGAATTTTTAGGGTTTTAACTTATTGGAATGACCAAATCCCTTACACATGGAGAGTTTTAGTGAATAGAATGGATCAGCTATGTGGTGCTGGAAACTACGAACTGAGTCCCAATTTTAACGTGTATGAGCTTGGAATCACTACTAAGTTTGATGATGCGAAAAAATATGACGAACTGAACAACATGCTCAAAACAATATTGCCCGCAAATTTAGGATTTAACAGTATTAATATACTTACTCCAAAAACTGAAAACAGAATATTTATATCTAATGGGGTAATAAACTATATGAAATATGAGATAAGTGCAAAACTACCTGATGCGGTATTTAAAATATTTGCCACTACAGGATTTATGCACGGTAAAAAATACGTGATAGGAGGTTAAAAAAAATGGCAATTTTTAGAGATACGACAGTAACGGATAACGGGAGAGCATTGATAGCAAATGCACTTGGAAACAACAAGCAGATTACGTTCACTAGAATGGTAACATCAAGTAAGGTTTACAGCGATACTACTGACATATCAAAGCTCATAAACATTGATGAAATAAAGCAGACTGTCAATCTGTCAAGAGTAAGCCAGGAAGGTACGAAAGTAAGACTGAATGCGATATTTACAAATGCATCCGTTAACAGTGCGTATAAAATTGAAACTATAGGGCTGTATGGGAAAATAGACTCGGGGAATGAAATACTGTACAGTGTGACAAGAGCGACAGAGGCTGATACGATGCCCGCGACAAACGGGATTAATCTGGCCACGGTTGAGATTGACTTGATTACTGAAATAAATAATTCTAACGGGGCAACAATGCAGATTAATCCATCCACTTTGGTTACACTGTCAACTCTACAGGACTACATCAAGCATGAAGAAAAAATGAACTGGATGGGTACAGATGGATATGGTGGACTATTGCAAGATGCAGGAACTAAAAAAGTAGGAATAGCATACTATGATAAAGCGAATAAGCAGATGGTTGTTCCAACCGTTGAAAATAATCTGACTTATTTCGAGGGGTCGAAATTTATTCCAATTTCGGACTATCAGAATGCAAAAAAATTGGAAAATTTATCCAAAGTTCATCAAGCGAAGTTGTATGTCCATTCTGAAGCGACAGGACAAGGCAGAACAACTTGCAATATTATCCAGAAAGTCGGAAACGTAGTAACAATTATCTTTGACAGTGGAGACACTTTGAGATATACGAGTGATAATACTGTAATCTTCAGCATTCCCGAAGGTTACCGACCTAAAACGTTTCTATCCGTAAATGCATCGCAGTTCAACGGCACTGCTGGAACTATTTATATCCAGCCAGATGGAACTGCTAAATGGCGAGGTTCAACGGTGTCTACAGCAAGTATAATATTTTCAGTTAGCTATATTGTTGATTAAGTAAAATAAGCAACTAAGACTTTTATATTTTTTACAGGAACGTTGGAAGCGTTGCCCTTACTTCCTACTCTGATACAGTTTGAATCAATATCTAAATTGCAGTATTCGAACCAGCTTGCTTGGTTAATATTAGTAACAGATATTACTTTATCTTTTTTTATGTGCGAGGGAAGATTGACATACCACTCTGTCGTATCAGTTCCTGCAATGTATCCGAGTAAATTTGTCATTGACAAAATCTCAATTTTGAATAAATTTTCCAATCTATACAGAAATAATTAATAAAAAAAATAAGGAGGTAAAAAATGATAGTAAATATATATGATAAAAATAATTTACAGGTTGTTGCACATCCCGTTGCGACAAACCTGGAAGATTTTAAAGATAATCCTGTTTTATTTTATCCCGACTGGGATAATACAAAGCATATCTGTTCTGATACGGAATTTCAAAATCCGATTATAGCCGCAGGAATTATCAGAGAAATGACAAAAGAAGAACTATATAACACTGGAAAATACACTCTTGCGAATAACGAAATATTTGCAGACGGAAAAATCAAAACGGTTGCACTTTCCGAATGTGAGTATGTGGAAAACAATGTTATTAAATTAAACAGAGAAAAACGGATAGAGCAGATTAAAAAGGAACTCTATGATTTAAGACTTGCCTATGATGTAGCTCCATTCGAGTTTGAAGTAGGTGGCGTCAAATATCTGCAGAATAACAGGAGTATAGACCAGTCAAATCTGACAAGAATAGTTGTCATGTGTCAAGCAATGAAAAAAACAGAATTTGAGAACTGGAAATTTTATACAAAAGATAACAGTGAAAAATATGTCAATTTAACATTGCAGGACATGATGAAAATGGCAAATATAATGCAGTTGCATACTACAAAAGCTATGACAACTGAGACATTACTATCGCATAATCTAGAAAATTTAACGGATGAAGAGTTAAAAGAGTATAATGCCGAAGAGAGATATAAAAAGGCTTATAAAAATATGTAAGGAGGTATTTGATGGAACTTGAAAAAGATAAATTATATATTTCGTTTCACAGACCGAAAACAATACTTGGCTTATTGATAACATTACGAACACTAGGCAAATATAGTCATTGCGAGTTTGTGTATAACGACTATGTTTATCTGAGCAATCCTGGTGGAGTTAGAATAAAGCCGTTTATCTACAAAGACAATATGGATATATATGAATTAGATAGTCATATTGAGATACCAATTGTGCTTGAAGAGTTTAAAAAATTGAAAGGCAAGGGCTACGATTATTGGGCAATATTTTTAGCTCAATTACTGGAGCTAGGAATAGAACATAAAGATAAATATTTCTGTAGTGAATTGTGTCTGCACTTAATAAATAAGGGACTAGACGATAGCTTGACTTACAATCTAAAGACGCTGAAAGCTAGTGCATTTAGTCCAAGCAAGTTATTTAAGTATTTAAAATTTATGGAATTAATAAAAGAAAAGGAAGTGTTATAAATGGAAATAGGAAATCTTATAGGAAGTGAATTCATACATGAAGGGAAAGAAATAAAAGTCACAGAATTCAGAGTTGAAGGAGGTGAAATCATATTGACTACTGAATCGATAGGAGGTGATGCTGATTCAAAGAAAAAATACGTGTTATCAGACGCAAGTATTGAAAAAATGAAAGGGGTACATCCGAAACTGATTGAACTCATGAGAAAAGCAATAGGCGATAGCCCATACGACTTTAAAATTGTACAGGGTCTAAGGACTGCCGAATATCAGAACAGTTTATATCAGCAAGGAAGAACTAAACCAGGTAAAATCGTTACAAAACTTGATGGATATAGTAGAAAATCGAATCATCAGGCAAAAGCTGATGGCTACGGCCATGCAGTAGATATAGCGGTTTGCGGTCATTATGACCAAAATGGAAATTACGTAAAATATACAACAGATGCAGAAATGTTTGATAACAAAAAACTTGTTGAAATTTCAAGGCACGTCAAGGCTGTAGCAAAGGAAATGGGAATGGAAATAGTGTGGGGTGGAGACTGGAAAACTCTGTATGATACACCGCATTATGAACTTGTGTAGCAAAAAAAATAATTTTAAGGAGATGATTTTAATGGACAGAATAGCAGCAAAAATTTACATTACGGGAAAAATTATAGAACTGGCAAAAACACTGATTTACAGAACAGAAATTTTAAGCAAAGGGAAAGCTGGAATCGAAAAATTCCAGGAAGTTTATAACGGTTTTTGGGATAAACTGGAGGATCTGCTTGAAAAAGAAAAGACAATAGACAGACCCTTTATTCCCAATTTTGTCGAAGAGATAGGAGAAGAGGCATTGACGATAGCACTGGAAGAGGCTAAAAAGAAATGCGACTTAAGAGTGATGCTGCAGGATATTTTTAATATTGAGAAGAAAGCAAATCCTGCCGCACTTTAAAACAGAAGAAAGGAGTTATTTATGTTTTTTGGTTTAAATCCTGAAACGGCGAAGGAGGTAGTTATGATCTCATACGGCGTACTGCTCGGATTTCTAGGGAATATAACGTTCCGGGCAAATAATAAAATCGATATTAAGCCGTTCTGGGTACGGCTTTTAAATGGAGCATTAGCAGATGCCCTTTATATTTTTCTCATGATCCTGTTCCCAAAAATTTTAAAACTTGATGTCGCCATAATGTTCATAATATTTGGAATCGGATTTCTGATTGAGCCGTTATCCGAGATAGCTATTGTCAAGATGCCTACCATACTGGACAGGTTAATAGACAGGTACTTCCCTCCGCGGAATGACGGCGGTGATAAAAATGGTGACTAA